CAGTAGAAGAGTCCTGCGTCATAAGGTGAAGTACCCTTATAACCTGCTACGTAATACTGATTAGCAGCATTGTTAGCAGCATAAGGATCGATATAGACACGGAACTTACCAGCAAGAACACCAGCAAAGGTGTTACCAGTGTCATCTACGTTGAGGTTAGCATTCAGAGCAGGGGTGTAATCAAGTACACCAGCCATGGTGAGTGCGGAAGCAACGTCTGCAGAGCAGAGGATCATGTTGCCCTTTCCTCTACGAGTTCTCTGTGCAATCTGGTTGGCATCTCTTTCCATTTGGAAGATGAGACCCTTGAACTTCTCAACACTCCAACGTCCATTAGAGTCAACGTCGAGGTCGAAAGTACCAGAAGTTGCGGTATTCAGAGTAGCACCAACTTCAGCAGACTTATAGATGGTTCTGATGACTTCACGGTTGATCTCAGCAAGAATCTCAGTAGAGAGAATATTTGCGAGTTCAGCCTCGGCATTCAAACCATGAATAGCCTTGAGGTCTTGTGCCAGTTCCAGTGAATACTCTGCTTTCAATGCTCTGCTCATTGCAGTAACAGTGACCTTCTCGATTGAGAATGCCATCTCGTTGAACTGATCACCAGATCCGTCTCCGAGATCTTCAGCATTGGCAGTGGTCATACCTTGACCAACTGTGTATGCTGCCTGATTGGCACCAGACTCTGGGTTCAGAGCAGCAGGATTAGTACCGGTCTGAGCAGTATCAGTACCGAAACCAACGGTGTCATCATCAGAACCAGTAGTGTAAGGTCCTTGAACAGCACCGTCACCAACACCACCATCATTCTGTGAGGAGAAACCGGTGTCTGGCTCATTGAAGAATGCTTCTGTACCAGTCTGATTGGTAAAGCGGGAACGCATTGCGAAGATAAGTCCGGTAGGACCATTCATTGGTTGGACGCCTGCGAGGTCATATGCGACCAAGTTAGGCATAGAACGTCTGATCAAAGAGATCAGTACGGGATCGAAATTACTAATGTTAGCACCAGTAACATTAGTTGGAGCTTCAGCAAGAAATTCTCTTTCTTCCTTAAGCATCTGTTCTTGGTTCTCCAGGAGCTGAGCGGTAACCATAGCACGATGGTTATCCTGAATTTTATCCATACCCTCATGGTTGAGGATAGGTGCCCACTTCTCCTGCAGAGCCTCTTGGGAAGGCATTTGCAGCATTTGTTTTTACCTATTTAAAAAAGTTAGTTTGACTATGTTATAATGAAGGTTCACTTCTTGGAAACTCTGTTCAATGTCTGAAGATATGATTCCATCATAGTAGATACTTCCTGTTGAGAAGTAACTTCGGTTTCTTCAGAAATTGTTTCCGACTTGTTCTCTTGAACACCGGCATTAGAGGAGAAATATGCTTCTCTAAGAGTTACCAGTTTTTCACGATAGGATTGCTCACCATCAAACTCAACATTTTCGGCAAGAGAAGCGAGCTTATCCTTTTGGGATACAGCAAGACCTTCGGATACATCTGCAAGAATTACGTCAGCAACCGACTCAGCCAATCTTTTGTTTAAAGCAATATTTTTATTAATTTGCTCGTTGAGTTTATCTTCCATCTCATCAAGTTTTTCTACCATACTATTAAGTACATCATATTTCTCTTCAGGGATTGTTACATAATGTTCTTCAAAAAGACTCTTCATTCCGGTGAGGAATGATTCAGTCATCTCAGTCTTAAGTCCGTTCTCAACAGCAAGTTGATTTTCGGTCAACCACTCTTGAGCAACATACTCAAGATAAGAGTCAACTCTTTCGGTTAACTCGGACTTGAGGTTGGCAACTTCTTCAGTCAGAGATACTTCGTATTGCTTCTGTACCTCTTCTTTCATTTCAGCAACCTTAGTTTTAATGGCTGCTTCAAAAATTGTACGTGCCTTTTCTTGGAATTCTTCGGAGAGTTCTTCACCAGCAATAAGTGCTTCGATATCCTCTTCGATAGAAGGAGTATCATCTTCGATGATTTCTTCTTCTACAACTTCTTCTTCAGAAACTACTTCTTCGGTTGAAGTTTCCTCTTCCTCTTCAGAAACTACTTCACCTTCGACTTCTTCCTCTTCCTTCATACCCTTAGGCATGGGTTCTGCTTGAACAGCAGCTCTTTTTGCAATGTCTTTGACAGTTGCAATTTTAGGCTCCTTAATTCTTGCAGAGTCGTCATCGGCCTTGTAATTTTCTGGGGTAGGACCACCAAGATCTTCCACTGCTGGTTGTCCGGGTGTAGAACCGGACAGTGTAGGCATTGGTTCAGCTTTGGCAGCACCTTTGGTTACTACGTTTTCCATTTCTTGTAAATCGTTACCAACGGACATTTGACTAGATATGTTTGTATTAATCTATATTTATTTATAAATTAAAGATTTGATAAAAATTCGTTGAATAAGTTCAACTTATGCTCTTCAAGTCTTTTTTGGTCAACGAGAGTATTAATTCTCCTTTGAGTGGTTTTTGCAAGTTGTTCACGAAGAATTCCTCCTTCCCAAACCCACTCTTTTCCTTCCATAATTCCTGAGACAAAAGCATCAGGTGCAGAAGGATCAGCAACAATATCAGCAGCTGTTGCTAACATGAAATCTTCACCAACAACTTTGTGACCCTCACTTGTGGTTCTTAATGAACCAACACCACGAGAAGAAACTCCGAGCATTACTCCTTCATCAAGAAGAGAAGATGCAATCTTACCCATTGGAGTATTCAGAATCTGTGCTTTTCCTTTAAAATTATTTCCATCTTCTATAAGGGAAGTAATTTTGTGAGAAACTCTATCAAGATTGACCGTGGGTCCATCGGGATGGCCAAGTTCTCCAAGAGCACGACCTTTATTCACAAAAGTTTCATTATATCTTTTTACCTCACGGGCAAGAGTTTCCATAGGATACATTCTACCATTGCGGTTTTTAATGTTTCCTTGGAGAAATACTCCTTCAATGTATAATTTTTTACCAGAACCTTTGCCCTCGGTAATAATTTTTACATTTGAAATTTCTTCTGTGATAAGTTTCATTTGATTATCCGGTGAATCCTACTTTTGCTCCTTTTACATCAGTTCCAGCATTTACTGAAACTGTATGTGTTGGTTGTTTTTCTAATAATTCTGTTGTTCCTCTCAAAATAGTAAAAGTCCCAACTGTAGTTCCACCTGCAGTTTCTTGGACTGTTACCACATAATCAGTGGAAGTACTGGTGTTTGCTAAACGAACTACAGTCGCTTCACTAAAACTAGATCCGGCACCGACAGAATTTGGAACATTAATTTGCGTTCCTTTAACAAGAATTCTTCCCATTATTCTTCCTCTTGTGTTTCTTCTGGTTCATCAAACATGGAGGCACCGACATCTACACGAATGCTGTCAATTTTTGAAGCTGCTCTGTCATATAATACATCTTTAATTTTATCACTTATTTCAGATGCTGGAGCATCAGAAGCAATTAAATCTAATACGTCTTCCATTTAAATTATTATGATAATATAAGTTATTTATATTTCAGCACTTTTGCCGTCAGCTTGAGTTATTCCACCTTGCCCTTCTAAATCTGGTTCCATAGGAATATCTCCCATCATTCCTCCATCATCTCCAGGCAAAGGTTCTCCCGTGATTGGATCGATAGAATTTGGATCTGGAATAATTCCATCTTTAATTTCTTGTTCGATTTGATTATCAATCTCCAAAATTTCAGCATCAGTTTGTCTCAAAATTCTCTTACGAATGAAATCATTCGAATAATACTTTCCAATATAAGGTTCAATAGAGGCAAGGAGACTCAATCTTTCGGATATTAATTCTGTTTCTTTTAATTCTGCAAATTGATTATCGTATAAAAAGTCATATTGAATATGTTCACTTATTTTTTCCCAATCTTCCGGAGTGACAATATTTTTAAGAATAAGTTGAGTTTTTAACATGTCACTAAACATGTTGGCAAATCTTTTTCTCAGTCTACCAACAAATTTAGCAAACTTGAGTTCATCTCTTAAAATCTCAGAAGAACGACCAAGATTAAAACCACCATCAGCTGCAATTCTAGATTCGGGAACTCCCAAAGAACGATAAAGTTTTTTCTGAAAATATTCAATATCGGAAAGTTCTCCAAGATTTTGACCACCAGGAAGAGTAGAAATTTCAGTTCCTCTACCACCCTCTCTTCTAGGAAGCCAAAAATCTTCCAGCATACTCATATATTTACGATCATCACGAATTTCTCCGGTCTGAGCATTATAGACTTGCTTATTTCTATAACGACTCATTACCTCTTTGAGGTATTGTTCTGCCTTTACCTTAGGAAGATTACCGACATCAATATAGAAAATTCTTCTTTCTGGTGCTCTACTTAAACGATAGATAACCAGTGAATCCTCAATCATTCTAAGTTGATTGAGTGATTTAATTGCCTTATGGAGATATGAAAGAACATTTCCTTTATTTCTATCAACTAAACCAGATGTACAATAAGTGATAGAATCTTTGGAAATTTTAATTCCCTTTACTCCTCCACCACCAACCATGGTTCCGGTTGGATAATTTGGTTTGGGAGTGTAAACAAAATATTCTTCCAGTTCTGGTGATTGAAATTTATCTCTGTCTCCCGAACCATCGACAGAACTTAAAGTTGATTTAGTTTTTTTCTTTTCTTGCCTGACATGTTTAATTTTTAACGGATCAATATATCTTAAATCTTGTATTCCTTCTTCAGGTTTTTTGGTATCGATAACTTTTAGATAAAAAAGTCTTCCATCAACATACCAATTCCTGAAAATCTCATGTGACTTTTTATCGAAGTCCATGATATCTTTGATTCTTTTAAATTCTTCTCTAATAATATTTTTTAACTTATCACTGGCATTTAAATTTGAGAGTTCAATTTCAATTGGAGAATCATATAAATCACTAACTATTGCTTCATTGACGACATCTTCAATTGCACCATCAGCTTCTGGATGAAGTGCCATTTCACGATATCTTTTAATTAAATCAAATTCAGTTCGATAAACTCCTTCGATGTCAAGATATTGACCATAAAAACCACTGGAAATATAATTATCAACCCCGTCCTCATTATTTTGAGGAACGGGGGAGACAATTGATGGTGATTTTTTCTCGGTGTCACTTACTGAAAAACCAAAAAGTCTTGCCATATTATAATTCTATTTTAGTCTGTTATCTTACTATTTATCCTTAAGAAATATCTTCTCCATTGGCCGAAGCAGAGGACCCTTTAAATGCTTCCCAATAATGAACCTGCATTTCTACAGTGAATTCTTCAATCGTATCAGTTGTTTCATAACTCATATCAATTGTTGAAATATTAGTTGGAAAGATTGACTTGAACTTATAAGTTCTAAGGGTAGATCCATCACGATCAAGTTGATGAACCATTGCGTCTGTTTGATAATCTATAGGATTTGTGATTCCTGAAGCATCCTCTAACTTATTGATGGTATTCATCCATTTTTCCATCGCAGATCTGATCATGAAATCAGTATCATTGATGACTGTAATTGTCCAGGTTTCAAAGGTTCTGTCCCCAGCAACCTTTAAAATACGACCTCTAAATGGAATCTCTACAGGTGCGATAGTTGATGCAGGCAGTGCTGCTGCCTTAACCAAAAATCTTGATTTCTGTAAAACTTCATTTTCATTAACTGGTGCTACCGTTGAAGGAAATGCTAAGACCACTTCAAATAGATTGGGTCTAGCACCACCACCAGTCAGTTTAGATTTAAAATCACTAATCTTCCTTAAAGGAATTGTTTCTTGTTGTAAACGTTCTGCCATTGTTGGAAACCTCTAAATTAAACGGAACCGATGACTTCTTCAAATGCCACACCAGTTCTGGTGGCAATAAAGTTTAGACCGATGAAGTTAATCGATCTTGCTGGCTTAATGTATATATCAGCAACAAATTCGTTACTGTCAATAATTGCCGCAGTGTTATTTGTTTCATCACAAATAACAACGAAATCTTGAATACCTCTCTTTGCTTGAACATCACGAAGGAAAGGTTCAACAATATTTACAAAATTTGCTCTTGTGATTTCATCATTAAATTCAAAGAGTTGATCTTTTGCTGCTGCAGCAATAGCATCTTCAAGATAGATGAAGAGACGACGAACATTGATACGATCAAATGCCGATGCCTTAGCAAATCCAGTTTTATCACCAAATAGGATAATTCCAGATCCTGGTGAGAAGATAACTGGGTTGACTCTAGAAGAATAAAGTCTATCTCTTTGAGTCTTTCCTGGATTATATGCCAGTTTTACAGCATTGAGAATAGTTCCTCTAGAAGTTCCGGCAGGTGAGAACCATGGGAAGTTATTGATATCATTTCTGGCACAAGTTCCGGCAATGTCTCCATTTAAAGGAACATATCTGAATACATCATTAAATCTATCGTACATGTACTTATAACCACTATCAAATATTCCATAAGATGAAGATGTGATAGGATTGAAGAAATCAATTACGTTATTAGTGGCATCATCAATTGATTTTACAAGTGCTGTTGTTCCATCTTCATCCGCAGCTGGATCAGTTAAAATTGCACCTCTGTGTGGTGAAATAAATGCAATCGCATCCTTTCTTGCTTCTGCAACTGCAATCAATTTCGTTGCAAGTGCTCTAGTTTTATCTTGACCATATTTTCCAGAACCCATCAAAAGGAAATCAACATCTACCTCTGATTCATTTTCAAAGAGTCCGTATCCAGAGATTAAATCATCAAGACCAGAGTCAAGTGCTCCTGTTTCAATTCCTGCTTTTCCACCATAATTCTTACCATTTTTTAAAGTAAGATTTAGAGGACCAACAGCATCAAAAATGTTTGGACCATCGGCATCTTCTGCCTTTTGATTCCATCCACCATCTGTAAATGTAGAGAATCCTACGCCAGCAAAACCAGTTTTTACCCGAGTTTGATTAGATCCACTTCCTGCAAATATATACTCAGAATTAACTTCCAAATACTTGTTCCAATAGGATGGAGAACCTACTGAGAATTCTGCATCAGATGCCTTGGAAAGATTGAGATGTTTCTCAAGAATTGTTCCAGCATTTCCAGTAATTGTTCCCTTACCATCAATGACAACAACATGCATTTCATCATTTCTTGCTCCTCTCGCAGCAGCATATGAAGAAGTTCCTGGAGCATCTGCCAATGTGTTCCACTTGATTGTGGATACAGTTTCGGTTCCACCGACAGTTTGTGAACTCACTGCCAGTGTTTGCTCTCCGAACCAATCAACTGCAGAGTTTACGGCAGTACTTGCATAAGCAGTAGACGAACCTGCAGTATGAAATGCAATAGGATTTGTGTTAGATGTTCCAACTACAAATTTATAGACATTATTGTAATCAACAGCCGTGGAAGTTCCTCCAGCAGACACATGAGAAACAACCTTTACATCAAATGTATTTCCGGGATTAATCTTTGTGACAACACCTTTTAAAAAACCATCAAGTACGGAAGTTGTTCCCGCTCCGGTTCCAGAATTGGAAACTATCGAAGAAATTGCTTGAGTAACGCCCATTCCGACTTTAACTTCAGAAAGATTGCCAAGAGATGTTGATGCAATTCCTATTATCTGATCTGCTTGAGCATCAATAATAGAAACTCTAATATCATTTGCCCAAGATCCAGGGTTTTTAGCAACCACTGTTACACCATTTAATGGTGTTATTGGATAATTTAATTCCTCATAATGCTCAACACTTTTGACTTTAATAGAGTTAGCGGCACCTATATCAGTTGCATTTTTGAGATCATCGTCATCTGCTCTGACAATATTCATTATCCCACCATATGCAAGATATGAAGATGCTACCATCCAAGTCTCATAATGCTTATCTTCACTATATGGTTGTCCGAATGTATTAGCTAAATCATTCTCTGTATTGATTCTGGTTACTGTACCTACTGGACCTTTTGCGAAAGGACCGACAAGACCGCCGATCTTATCAGAAGTTGCATGAACTCTACCTTGAGTAAGATCAACTTCTCTTATCAGAATTCCAGGAGATGCTAAATTTAATGGCATCTTGCTTTTCCTCGCAATCCAAATTACCTAAAAATATTTAGGAAAAGGGGTATTTTCAGTGGGGAAACGATGCATGAACTACCAATCTGGATATTCCCAGAAATTACTACATTTCTTATTACCTTTCACTCTATCAATAGTACACTCTTTACACTCATAAGAATATGAAGATGGTAGTGCTCCTCTATTTTTTCTTATGAGATAAAAGTCTTCTAATAAATTTTTTGTCTTACGACAGGTTCTACATTCTCTATCATAAAAAAGCAGATGTTCTAATTTTACCTGACTATCAAAATCCATTACATGTAATCCCACATGTAAGATCTATCTCCATATTCATCAGTATACCATCTATCACCATCAGAATCTACAAAATTATTATTATCAAAACCAGTTTCTATAAATCCAAAAGGTGCCATATCTTGTTCTATTTGATTTCTTTGCTCTTCATATATTCTTTTACGAACGTCATTTTCAGTCATTTCTTTAAAGTAATTTTGTGCTACTAACCAGGAAAATATAACAAGACACATTGCCAAGTCATCATTACATCCCTCTTCGGCTTCAAATGAATTACCTTTTTGTGCAAAAGTTGTAAGTTCTGATATAATTTCATAGTCAGTGGTTAATAATTTATCATCCTCCATCATAGTTTTTAAATTGGAGCATCCCAACTTTTTAACTGCCGCAGTCATTCTGACACCAAGTTGTGATTTTTTTCCACTAAAACCAGTTCCAACAACTTGACCTGCACGACCTCTCATTGATGCCATCAAAATATTGTCATACTCCAAGTCGTAGTGAAGAATAGAAGCAACTTGATCTCCAATATCATTGACTTCTGTTAATAACCATGCACCATTATAACCTCTTCCAACATCATTTATAATACTTGGAAATAGCATTGGTTTAATTTCATTATTTCGATATTTTGCTACAACCTTATAAGGAAACTCAGTTATATCAAATACAATAAATGCAGAATAATCATTTCCTATTCCTCTTGCCACGTCAATCGTCATCAAATAATTATGATTCTCCCGAGGATGTTCGTAGATATCTAACCCGGCATTTCTTTTTATGGGATTCTCGTATACAAGGTTTTTTAATTTTGCTGGATTGATAAGAGTATTGACAGATCCTAAAAATTCACATTCAAACTCAACACGAAATTGTTGTTCGGAAGTATTCGCAATCGTTGTTTCTTTCCATTTTGAATCACGTCCAGGAACTTCGGACCAATGAACTTCTGTTGGAATATATTCATTTTTACTTCTTTCTGCATCATGCCACATTCGGTAGAAATGATTCATACCATGTGGAGTAGAAACTATAATTACTTTGGTGTTTTTACCAGAAGTAATAGTAGGATAAACAGATGCAAAGAACGAGTCAGCAACATGATTCGGAACGAATGCGAACTCGTCGAGAAAGAGGATGTTAAACGACATACCTCGGACAGCACTTGCAGACGTAGAAGCTGCCAATATCTTACTGCCATTCTCTAACTCCATCGAACCCTTGTTCCATGATAGAATACCCTGTTGCATCCATTTAGGCAAGTTTTCGTAGGCAGTTTGTAACCTTTGTAATAATTCTCTTGCGGTTGCTGCCTTGTTTGCTAAGATACCAATATTAACACTATCATTAAAAACAGCATAGTGTAGAAGATAAGATACGACAGTAGTGGATTTGCCAGTTTGTCGTGGCATCTTACAGATGTTAAATCTATTTTCATGAAAGTTATGAATTAATTTCTCTTGAAAATCATATGGACTGAATTGAGTTAATCCTTCATCCAAAGAAACAATTTTAATATAATTATTTGCGAAATATACAGGATCTTCTTTGCACTTGAGGAACTCAATGACTTGCTCCTCTGTAAACTCAATCGCAGTATTTGCTTTCTTAAGGTTTGGGTTGCCAAGATATACTTCACTCATAATTAAAATTAACTATTGTTGAAAACTTTTCATGGTTCAGCACTTCCATCGACGACGGGCTTTACAAATTGCTTTATCTGGTGTCTTAGAGCAATCAATATTATGCATATCTTTTTGACCTTCTGAACGAGAGCAATAAGATAAACGTCTCTTTGCATCTTTACTTCCTTTTTTTGGATTACCAGTCACAGCACCTTTCAGTTTTGAACCAGGATTTTCACGACGATATGCTTTGATTGCGGCATCACCCATACCATCTACTTTATCCTTTTTATTGACTTTCTGCCAATCTTCATCAAGTTCTGCTCTCCAATCAGAAAATTCTTCAAATCTAACTTTTGGTTTTAATTTTTTTCCAGTTGGTGAAGGAATATATGCTCCCATTTCTTTTGATTTCATATCTTTAGTATCAACATCACCATCAACATCAGCATCAACTCTCTTTACTGCCTTTCCAGAAAGTTTTTTGAGATTACCACCACCAATCTTAGATTCAACTTCTTCTTTCTTCACACAGTTGTTG